CTCATATGCTGACTGGTATAATCATTTAACAAAACCAAAACAAGATGATATGGACGAAATAGTTACATTACTTAACCCATATAAATTCAATGATATTGAACCAGAAAGGAGAAAACATTTATTACGTAATGCTTATGAAGGTATATGTAAAATGGAACTACAACATACTGATGGAAAACCACGTATGGTATGTTCAATCCCACCATTAACTAAATTTACAATGGGACCAGTTACATGGCAATTAGAAGAAATATGTCAAGAAAAACTAAGAGGATACTGTGGAGGTATGAATTTAACACAAATGGCTGATAAATTGAATGGTTATATTAGACAAGGATTTACTAAAATAGTAGAAGGAGATGGATCTGCCTTTGACAACACACAAGATGTTACATTAAAAGAAGTTGATCGATATATTTATAGAAGGATAGCTGACAAAGTTTACCATGTGCCTAGAAAATATTTCGATGAGATATCACAAAGTTATTACAAAGTAATGGATATTAAATACCGAAAACCAAATCAACCTAAATTAACAACTATGATGACTTACAGGGTATTAGGAACAGTTTTTAGTGGTGATTGTGATACCACACTTTGTAATACTATTAGAATGGCAATGTATAACATATTTATTAATGAAAAAGAAGGACTTATTTATGATAGAGATTTCGTAGTATTAAGTAAAGGTGATGATTTTAGTGTATTATATAAACCCTATGTTACTGATGAATTCATAAGAACAGTATACGATAAATATTTCCTTAAGCCAAGTCCATCACCAGACATAGTTGATGCTAGACAATATGGATTAGGTCAGGTGTGTAAGTTTTTAGATATAGGAGGACCTGAGAGTTTTAAATTTTGTAGTCTTAGATCATGGTATAAAAATGAATCAGAAATAATCTTAACTCGAGATCCAGCCAAATTATTTGATTTAGGTAAGTATGCACGGAAAACAAAAACATATTCAAATGCAGAGTTGTACATGTATTTACTAGATCAAGCTATAGCATTAAAACAGTCATATTCTGGCATAGATATATTTGATATAGCAGCAGAAGCATTTATACAAGAGGCAAAAATAGTAAGATCAACATTTACCAAAAAGGATGAACTACATTACAAACGATTAACTAACTCAATACAAAAAGTTCCAACTATAAACCAAATACTATATAAACCTGAAAGTCGAAGACATATTGATATAGAAGATCCAATATATGAGCTCAATGAAATGGTTCTTGATATTAGTCACCGCCACAAACAATATAATATATATGGGACTTATTGGGAAACAATGAAACGTATAGAAAAAGTTAACACATATAAATTCACAGATAGTGAGCTAACACTCATCAATAAACAAATAAACACTGAATTTAATTTAGATCTCCTCAAATCTATGTTAGCGCTTAAATAAATAAAATGAGGTAGAGTATTAATTATATAATATAACTTGCAATCACTTGATACAAATGACACACATCACACAAATGAAG